GTCTGTGGAATGATGATTCCCTTGCTCGAACTGTAGTCGTATAGGTTCCCGAAAACTGATTGGGCTTCTGCCATTGTCTTTCTCCTGAACGTTATTATACCAAACTTTGCGTCAGTTGTATATGAGACTGCCGCTCGTCCTGTGGTACGCGAGGCTGTCGGACTTCGAGCCGTACGCGAGATAGCCTGTCTTCTGCGATGGTGAAGGAGGCTCTGGCCCAGGGCCAGGTTCGTCGTCCTTCTTCCAGTTTGCGTATAGAGTCGTCGGTGAACTTTCCGTGAAGTCCGTGTCTTCGGTTATCTGATTGCCGTCTTCCTTCGCGTCGAACCATCCGAGGAAAGAGTATCCGTCTCTTGTCGGCGTAGGGAGTTCACCGTATTTCTCTCCAACAGTACACTCGATCTCACTTACGTCAACTGTTCCTCCGTTCGGATCGAGAGTGACGGTCTTCGTGATGATATTTTTGTCGAGAGTAAGCGTGACGTTTACTGGAATGTTCGACTGTATGGACGTCAGTATTGCCTGAGAAGCAGGATTTGTATACTTTGTGACAGTTGTCCATGAAGAATTTGCAGCCCATTTGTACTGTATCGTCCATTTCTTGAAAAGATATTCTGACGATACAGTTGCCGTGAATTCCAGATCAGTGGCTGTTGTGGTAGTCTTAAAGAACGTAGTCGAGTTTATGGCGCACTGTATGCTGTTAAATGATGCCGCAGCCCATACCGTCGCGCCCGAAGACAGGGTATTCCCGTCCGAATCTACAAGCGATAATGAAATGCTGTATGACCTGTATGCCATTTCGCCTTACACGCTTTCGGGAACGGCCTGACCGCCGTCAATCATCGTCCACTCGGATTCCTCTCCGACATTCACGATGAATGAACCACGCTGATCCATCGGAGTGGTCTTCTTCTCGATCCTATGGTTGGAACTGTTGTACCTGATGTCAGTGACCGCCTTGATGGTCTTGTCAATCTCCCCGTCGAAAGAGAGCCCATGTTCGTCAAGAATAAGTTTCTCCTCGCCGCTCTCGACGGTAATAGACTTCCCCGATGTCGTGATCCTGTACTTCCTGTCCCTGACGATGATGCCGGACTCACCGATCTTGATCTCCGTGAAATCCTCGTCCTTGACATCATCCTTGCGGAACTTGCGGATGACGAGCGATCCATCCGTGTTCCTGATTGGGCTGGCGAACGAGAACGGAAGGAAGAAACCGTTTGCGAACTTGAACAGTGAACAGTCGTTCGGCACTTCGCTTCTGTCCTTCAACTCATCATCAGTCAGGTCTTCCTCCGGCTGTTCCGAGTTCTTCTTGATCGCGCTGTCGCAGAACCTGTCACCAGCGATGAGCCATCCAGTATCCCCCTTGTATATCGGCGCGGAGATTGCATATCCGCCGTGGCGAATCGAGAAAGCGCGAACCTTCACAGTTTCCCTGTCTGCGGAAACCTCGCCGTCCATCGTGTCAAAGGCATACTTCGCAAGCGGAAGAACCGTGACGAGTCCGGCCTTGGAATCGTACTCGATTACAACGCAAGGAATCGCGCTCTCCTTCGACATCTCGCACATGCGGAAGAGGGAGCGGAAGAACTCGACGGGATCTTTTATCGCCGCCTTGTCATAACTCGGAAGTGCGTTTTTTATTTCCTCGCTCATACCGCCGCTCCATGCCTGATTAGTTCTATCTCGGTCTGCCACTTTTCACCACGAAGATGCCCCGTGTGGTGCACGGATGTCACGAAGTAGGGCTTTGCGTTCGCGCTCTCGATGAGCCTGGAGTCGAGTTTGACCCAAGACAGAATCGGGAAGTTGTCGTTAAGACGATGGACAATCTTCGCACCGGCGATGTCGATGTTTCCGATTCCGAGAAGCCCGTTGTCCTGACTGATCGGATCGCCAATGATGTCGTTCACTGTCGGCTCTATGAGCCATCCACGCTTCTCACCGGCGATGATCATACCGTTGTTGTTCACGACACGGCAGTTAAATTGCTTGGCGAACGAATTTGGCAATTGACATCTCTTGAGTCCACTGAAGTCGAATCTGTATTTCGCCTCATCCCCGTCGACACTCTTCACCGCCCAACTATTGCTATCGTCATACGAGACATTGAGTATTTCAGCGACCTTCTTGAGAATTTGCTTCAGACTCGCGTTCTCCATCATCTCGACGCCAGTGACATAATCATCCTTGTCCCAAGCGCGGATGCACTCGAAGTTCATCCACATCTCCGGCGGCGATGTCGGGATTGCGTTCATCACATACCCCTTGAAGATGGGGGCTGTCATGTCGTTTCCGTTAGATGTATAACCTGCGTAAACCTCTATATAACGCTTGTCCTTCACGGCCTTGCCGACATCCCAGACGGTGAGGTCGTTGATCGTATTGCGTGACAGTCCTAGGATGGAGCAGGTGAACCCCTCGTAGAAGTCGCCATATTTGAGTCCGTCGAACTTCATGTCGAACATCTCTCCGTCACCGCCGAACTGCTGAAGCTCATCCGAACCTGGCATCTGAATCTTCAGATACCCAGAGCGGTTCCAGTATGTGCGTTCAATGTTCATCAGTAGGCCACATAGAGGAGTTTGCAGTCCGAGGTTCCGAACTTCTCATAACTTGGATAGTCGCTCGTGCGGCAGTTGAACACGAGGTCGCCATTGATGAGTTTCTTCACCGAGGCGATGTCGAGCATTGCATTCGGAACGCACTTCACGCCTGCGACGAGATACTCGCCGTTCTGCATGATGGACATATAGCATATGCCGCGATAGGTGCGGAGTTCGATTGTGATGCTTTGTCCGTTCAGCGTCGTGTTGAAACGCTGATTTGGAACCGAAAGGAGATCGAGATTGTAGCGTTTCATTCCGATGCCGAGAGGTAGTAGATGTTTGGGCTGTTGTCTTCAGACGGAAGGTTAAAGCCGAAGTTGCGAAAACCTGAATTCTCCGAGTTTGACGGATTCGCCTTTTGCTTTCCGCTAATACGAATCACCTCCTTGAAGGTGAGCTCGTATGTCAGGAAGTCAAAGTCCTTCGTGTTGCGTTCGTGCGGCGCATCCTGAAGAATGTAGTCCTCGCCGTGGAACTCGATTCCATCGTGAATATGGTAGAACACGAGGTCTTTGCTCTCATACATCTTGTTGATCGTCTCGATGTATTCGCTTGCCTGTTCGTTATTCACGATGACACAGTTCACGACAAGCACCTTGGGCATCCTGACCTTCATGTCAGGAACCTCGATGCCGTCTTCGACAGGCGCAGAGATTATCTTCGATGTCGGCTGTGTCTTGACGCTGAAGATGTTTGACAGAACGATGTCACCGTGCGTGATGCCGTCCTTGTATATCGCGGCGATTCCCATTACTTTATCCTCCTCGTGTCAAACGCCTCTGCAATATATCTGGAGCCGACAACTTTGTCGCCAGCCATTTCGACTAGTCCGTTGATAAACTCCTTCGGATTCTCCGAATTGACCTGCGGAGCACCGATATTCATTGTAATGTTCACTGATTTGTTCGACTCATTGTTTGTCGTGCTTTCGTCAAACATTCCGGCGCGGAACTTATCGTCGGTTGCAGCCGTCTCTCGAACATCGTCCCAAGTATAGACGAGACGATCCATCATTTCTGCATACTCGCCCTCCAGCGACTTGCGCAGCAACTTCGACCATTTGGTATTGCCACTCACATCACGGGCTTGTGCGCCTCCGAAAATTGTGAGCCACGCAGAACCGACGGTATCTGAAAGGGATGATCCGGTTGAATATCCCATCGCTTCCATCGCTGCGATTCTGTTTCTTGCGGCTTGCGTTCTGCGCTGATCGCTACCGAACATTTCAGGATTCGACAATGCCATCGCAAGTGCCGCTTCCTTGTTGTTCATACCCATTCTGGAAGCGAGAGCCATTCTCGTTTCTGCCGGTGCGGACGCAAGAACGCTTCCATATCTGCGAAGCACATCCTCCGCAGCAGGGCCGAACTTGGACTGAAATCTTCCGAGCGCTCCCATTATCTCACCCGGCCCATTCATGCCGGCAAGATAACCAGCTTCCTCAAATGTCTTCGACAATCCGCCGGTCATCAGCGCGAGATTCTGCCAGTCAACGACCTTCTTGTTCGCCGCGTCCGATGTGTTGAACGCCGCCTTTTGTATACCGAGAATAGCCGCTGCCGCTCCGATGGGATTTGTAGCCACATTTCCGATGATCGGTATGCGTCTGATTGCGCGAAGGCTTTTCGCCATATCACGCATATCCTTCGTTGACATCTTGGAGTTTCGGAAGAATGTCGGAAACTCCTTCATCAACATGAGGCGTTCTCTGCGATTCCTTATCGAACCACGGGATTCGGCAAAGCGTCTACTCCTGTCACGTTCACGCTCGTATTCATTCCTCTCGTCGATTGCCTTGTTGCTCTTTTCCTCGGCTTTCACATACCGAGAAAAACCAGACGATGCCGTAGCCCTCCCGAACGAACGGATACGTTCAAGACGCTTAAATCTCTCCTCCAGTATGCTGTCGATTGCGGCTCTATCCGTCTCAATGACACCACTCGGATTGTCATGAAACATTCCGCGAAGCGCCTTTGGCAGAAGTGATTTCGACTGAATTACAGCCGGAGGAAAGAAGTTAATCGGCGGAAGTGAATGCGCAACCCTTGCCATTCTCTGTTGAAGAATTGCGTCCGCCTTGTTTATTCCATTTGTTGTCGGAAGAGACGCAGTTGTCATCAATCCGACAGGATTTCCCTTTATAATCCCGTTGCGACCGAAACGAGACGAGAGTCTTGCGGCTCTTGATTCGAGAAGATTCTTTGCGAGACGTTCGCGTGCATAGAATTGAGTTTCGGTGATTGCAGCATTGGCAAGCACATCATTGAATTTTCTCGGCTTGGACACGCCTTTTAAGTACCTATTCCAAGCTGACTCAAACGCTGATTTCAATTCTGCCATATCTCACCTCCCTCTCAGCATCTTCGCGTGTCTCGCCGCATTTTCCTTGCGCTGCCATTCGTTGTATGCTTCGGTATGCACGGCCTCCCAGATGTTGTACATGTCCTCCAGCGAATACACTTCACGCAGCTCGCGCAAGGTTGCCTTGCCCGACTGTATTACCTGGGCCACAATCGGGTCAAGGTTCCTTGAGGGTTCCGTCTTGTTTACGAGGCGGAATCCGTTGCCTCCGCTGCCGCCAATTCGTCGAGGAGGTCGCCACTCACGAAAAAATCGTAGGTGTGCTTCTCGATAATGACGAGCAGCTTCTGCATGTCGCCAAAGTTGTCCTTGAAGGTATCGGCAAGCATCTCGTCGTTGCCGAGACAGAACCACGCCTCGCCTCTTTTGACGGCGGCGAAAGACATTATGCTTCGGACGACATCGACGGAAAGCATCGTCATTCCGAGCAGGCCATTTTCCTTGACGGACTTGGCGATTGCCGGATAGATTGCCTGCGCCTGAATCGCAGGAATCTTGGAGATGGCGAACTTGCGCCCGCCAATCTCCACCTCCTTCGGCTGAATAAACTTCTCGTATTCCATGGCTTACACGAGGTTCTGCGTCTGAACGAAACTCGTAGACCCGCCAGTCCACGGCTTGAAGCCCTCCGCCTCAAAGGTGAAGGTTCTTGCGCCAAGACGGCCTTCCGAAGAAGTCGTCGGGCCAGTTGGCCCGGACTTAATGCGGGCGTTCGTATAGGTGTACACGCGAGCGCCAGAGGCAATCTGGTCTCCAGCCGCAACATTCGATCCCTCGTCATGCGTCTCGGGAATCGTAATGACGACCTGGCCGTAAAGACTGCCGATCTCGGCAACACCGCCGGGCTGGATAGAGCTGTGCTGGAGAAGTCTCGTCAGCATCTGATCTGCAATCGATCCCGGAATAACCGTCACGGAGAACGGATAAACCGAAGGGGTGCGACTGGAAATCATAATGCCATTCAGATTCTTCCTGTTCTCCGAAGCGTCAATGTCCGGAGCGTCAAACGGAGTTCCCTCTTCAGAGAACTCGCTGACGGTGAAGTTGCCGACACCGAAGTTTCTAAACTCGATTTTCGCTCCGACAGCGGAAATGTCCTTTGCCATTGTTTTACCTCCTTACGCGGCGATATGAGAACCGACTACCTTGGCGATGTGGTCTCCCTTGCCGTAGATAAGCGTATATTCGATGTGATAGCGCGTGTTGTTGCCTTTTACGATCTTGAGAATCTTCGTCGAAACGAAGTAGCCGGTCGCCTCAATCTCGTCGGCGGCACCATCGTCCTGCGCATACTGATTGATCTTTGCGCGAGTATCGTTGTCGTAGGGCTTGTCAACGAGGATGGCGCCAGCGCCAATCGCGCGAGTGGCGATATCGACGACAAGGCTCCTGACCTTGGCGCATCCAACATAATTAGCGGGAATCTTGCCGCTGGTGGCAAGATTGAGCCATCCAATCTCGACCATCGCCTTGATCCACTGGGCATCACGCCATACGCCAGCATCAGTGCCATCCATCATCAGACCGGGCTGCATGAACTGACGCTGCAATCCGTGCGTCTGGGTCTTGCCGATGTAGTTCACGCGAGCAGCATCACGCGCACGCTTGGAAACGGCGTCAAGCACGGTTGCAGTAGCCGAGCTGAATACCTTGAAGTCGATGCTGTCGGCCATCTGCGCGCGGTTGTAGTTGCTGGTCGCGCACCACGCGCAGAACATCCACGAGCCGAGATTGACGGTCTCTTCGACAATCGTCTCATCGACATCCTGTGCGAGAAACACATTCTTGCAGTCGGCAAAATAAGCTGCCGTCGTGCTGTACGCAGTCGGAACGCAAGAAACCGAAAGCGCATAGCCAGTCGATTCATTCTCCGTGGCGACCGTCTGAAGCGACTGCGGCGTAAAGTCCTTGCCAACAAACGCAATCGAACCGAAGTTCGTGAAGTCGGCAAGAGCAGCATCGTATGCCTGCTTTGCCGTGACTCCAGAGCCGACCTTGAACAGATTGACGACGCTCGGCGCACGCCCGTCGTTCGAATAGCCGAAATACTTGCCGCACCAAGTCGTCAGAGTGCCGGCATCGAAGAGTGCTCCAATCGCGTCCTTCGTGAGCGTGATGACCTTCCCGTCCCCGTAGTCGCTGATCTGATCGGCAAGCGAGGTGGCATACGGCTCGGCGATGCTCGACTTCATGGACTCCTTGGTGAAGACAAGCGCCGAGAAGTCCACTTCCGCAACGCCGCCTGTCAGCACTTTCGTGCCAACGTCGATATACTCCGTAATCGGAATAGCTGCCATTGTCTTTTTTCCTTTATACCGGCATCACCTTTGGCTTTACCGCGTCCGCCTCGATGGCATCGGTTGTTAACTCCTTTGGCACTTCTATCTTCACCGTGAAGACAGCGCGCTTCTGGTAAATCTCGTTGTCGTCATTATACACCAATATCGTTGCGCCGTCAATGCGCTCTGGTGCAATGCCGTTTGCACGAAACCTATTCATTCCTGGGCCGTTGAGCCACGCGATGAGTTCGCTTGCCACATCTTCTGCAACAACACTATTTACATCTGCCGCAGTCGGACGCTTCGCGATAATGTGCAGCTGCCAATGTTCAAGTTCGAGCCACTCATCCTTGCGAATCGTAGCCGAATCGTCGCCAGTTAGGTTGTCATACTGCCATCCAAGCCTGTGAGAGCGGACGAGATTCACCAGAACACACTTGTCGAAAGAGACATATTGCGGAGATGCGAATTCCTGCACAGTCCATCCAGTAAGACCGATTGCGTTCAACCCTTCGGTGATGACCGAACGGAGAATCTTCTGCACCTTCAAACGATTGTTCTTCATTCTCCGGCCTTTCTCTCAACGCAGTAGCAGCGCTTCCATCCGTTCTGCAATTCCCAGTCGGCGCATTGGATGACATTGAAGATGCGCCCGTTGAACTCCACGGTATCGGCAGATTTCTTGTCGTGAATTACATTCAGTCCGACATCGGGAATCCACACCGTGATATACGAGCGAGTCCAGTCAAGGCCCATGTCCTTGTAATCCTTCTCGCTGATGTTCTTTCCGCCGAACGATGAGACAATGCCTGGCTGTACAGAACCACTCACAACGACTGGATCGCTGTAGGTGACCGTCGGAACTCCGGCATCATTTACAGCCGTACCAGTTGCAATCCTGATTTTCACCGTATGACTGCCGATGATTGACAGCGCTGACTTCAAAATGTTGTTGACATTCAATCCCATAGCGCGAGTATTATATCAAATAGGTGGTGCATTATACAAATCATCTACAGTAAATCCATGACTCAAAAGAAACTCGTCAACGCTTTTCCCTATCTTCTCCTGAAATGGATCACCTGCGGAAGACTCGCTTGTATGAATCATCAGCCAATCAAATGTATGCAACCGGGTCTTACCGATATATTTACCAAAGAGTTTATCGGCTTCATTTTTGAATTGAACCCACTTTGCTGATCCGGCAATTTTTCTTACTGCCTTTTCCGCTGCGGCTTTTCTCTCTTTCCTGATATCCATTTCGAGAAGTTTTGAGCGCGACTCAAACTTTTCAAGTTCAGAACGATCCTTCTTGAAGTATCTCGCACTATCGTACCGCTTGTGATACGCCTTGCGATTTTTAACCGCCTGACTCATCCTCTTGAATCGCTTTACGATTCTAACGGACAGAACATCAATCGACATTTCGAGCTGCCCAGACTCCCAAAGCGCCTCATTCAAACCTTCCTGATATAATTTGCCGTAAGGGCCAGTATAATGCGCTTGCTTGTACTTTCGAGTGCGTATTGTCTTTTCGTCGAGAAACATCTTCGGGTCTGCCGTCTCGCCGCGAACATAGTCACGCGCATCATCACGAATGCCCCTCGCCCATCTGCGCACACGCTCGGTGATCGTATGGTGGCTCGACTTGAAATCTCCGGCTCGTTGCCTCTTCAAATCCGAAAGCACAAATCTTGCAAGTTCACGCTGCTTTGAGTCGTGGTATGCCTTGTTCTTGATCGAGAACAGCGGATCGTATCCGTAGTAATTCAGGGAATGCAGCAACTCGCCCATCGTGCAATCGTTATTGCCTTTGAGATCGGTGTGCGGATTGTTTACATTGATTCCGACAACCACCTCAACCATAAAGGCAAGCCCACTGTACTCAACTTCCCACTTTCCGAACTTCTTGCGT